AACTCGTAAATCACAAAAGTCCCTGTGAAGAGAGCTCTTGCGACATGTTGGCTTATATGCCGTTGCATCTTTGAGTTATATAACTCAATAACCTCTCTCAGAGATAGCACGCTCTTAAGTGGGTAAACTACAGGATACCGATCCCGGAGTCCCTGCATTAAATAAATTATTTAATGTAGACCACCGATCACGGATCTGACGTTTAACGTCCTTAAGCGAACATGCTGTAAAAGATTGTGTTCTTGACTGGTTATGTCAAGTATGGTTGACAATAGGATTGACTTCCTAGATTGGTGACCAATGCACAATTCAATTACTCTCTCTCCCTCGGGCAATCCGAAGGTTCAGTCGCATAACAGCGGTTGGACTGAAGCATCTGTGTCAGTTAGACACAAGTAGCAGGCCAAGAGGTATCCTCTTGACTTGTCATCTCTTTTCGAGAAATGGCAATGTGAAGGCTACAGCCTTACGATCTAGTAATAGACGTATATAAGGCGTGTAGGACTCAGCATGGACATTCATGTATCCTATGGACCAAGATGGGAGGTAAAGCGTCTCTTTAGTTAGGTAGGTCGAAAGATAACCTAGCGCTTTGTTTCGTCTCGCGGCATATGCCGTGACGGAGACAAGCACAGTCTCGTTTTGCCACTCATCGGGGTGGCCCCGTCGTAGAAATACGGCGACTTGTATCTTATTAGATACAGCAAACTTCTTCTCTGTCGTTTAACAGAGTTCCCATTCGGGGGTCGTCTGTAGCCTTCTGGGGCTTTGCGCCCAGGGGGAGACTACAGGGTTTCGAGCGGTTAGACCGTTCATAAACATTTTAACAAATAAAAATGATATGAAAACACGTATAAATGCTTTAACAAAGTACTTTGGTACAATGTATAAGCGTTTACATGCGTCTCGAAACTGACGACACGCCTTCACAGGCGAAAGAAGTATGATCGGTTATCTGAATAGATTACCTATCCTACTTCTAGGAAGTTCTGGTCGCTCATGGATTTTAGCTTTAATTAGGTTTACCCGCTTTGCACTTAAGACGAGAAACCACATGGGTTTCAAGGGGCTGGCCATTACCCTTAAGGTAATGTCCACTATGGTTATCAAGGCAATTGCTTTGAAACCCATAGATGGAAACAGTCTTGGAATGCGCGTGGCTAGCTCTGGCGGAGGATTGCCAAAGCTGATCCCTTCAGTTCATAGAAGGGCGATCCGACGCGGTGATGTCCGGGTAATTCGTTTCTGATTATCTCTATTTTCTGTTTATAGAATTCTAGAGTATAAGGGGAAACTTAACCTGAAGACTATTACCAAGCCAGGTCCAAAATTTAATCTTAACCCTTATCGAAGTTTTATATTTATCTTCTTTAAGAGAATGGGTTATCACCCATTGGTTCCTCAGAAGTGAGAACCAAAGATTATTACAAAATCTGGCCCAGGAGCAATTGCTCCAACGAAAGGTATCCAACCACCGTGGTCGATGTTTAATAACACAACTGCTATGATTGTTCAAGCAGTAGCATTAACTTCACCCAAGTTCGAGAAGTTGTTTACTTCTTTTAAAGAATTTGCTGCTCTTACAGGGCAGACAACTCTAGTGGAAACATTGGAGAAGGTGGGTGCCTTAGGAAAGGCGATCCCAATCGTTACCACCGGGGGAAGACTTGGGGAGAACTTCAAGGGGAAAGCAACTAAAAAGTTTCTATCAGTCCTGAAGTCCAAGTCTTTCGTACCAGTTTTCCTTGGACGTCTGGGAGCCAAGGAGGAGCCCGGAAAAGTGCGTGTGTTTGCCATGGTAGACTGATGATCCCAAATGCTCTTGCGACCTGTTCACAAGATGCTCTTCTTAATTTTGAAAACTATTAAGCAAGATGCAACCTTTGATCAAGGGGCTGGAGTTGAGTTTGGGAGAGCTCTGTTGAAGAAGAATGGATTTGCCGCCTCGTGTGACCTTTCGGCCGCAACAGACAGGCTTCCCGTTTCTCTTCAATCATTACTTATTAACCATCTGATACCTGGCGCAGGAGAGTCATGACGCTCTCTCCTTGTAGGCCGTGAGTACAGTACTCCTGTGCATCACAGACGGATTGGAATGAAAGTTCCCGAATCCGTGACATACTCAGTAGGGCAACCCATGGGGGCCCTGTCTTCTTGAGCTATGTTGGCCTTAACACATCACTTTATAGTGCAATATGCGGCATGGAAGGAAGGTTGACCAAAATGGTTCTCAGCCTACCTGGTATTAGGGGATGAC